GGTAGGAGCCCCCATTCTACTAGTAATTGGTAATTCCCCAATGAGGGCGCGGCACTTTAGTGTGGTAAAGCGGCGAAGCGCTGGCATATTGCCATTTTATAGCATAAATATACATTATTTATAGCAGTTATTTTGAAAAAATTTTCTAAAAAATTTTTCAAAAAAGTGCTTGACATTTGCGTTTCGATATGCTATACTATAATCAGAAAAGGGACGAGGAAAACCCTAAAACCTCAGAGAGGATTTAATTGGTATGAAATTTACACATCGAGAATGGGAAATTATTATTTCGCTTGTTGCCGACGCTGTTAGAAAGAGTAATAAGGATGATGAAGTTTATAATGAAGAAGTTAGAGCGATTTTGAAGAAACTAAAGACAACTAATATAGGATAAGTCGAAACGGGCGCATGCCCGTCTGCACAGGGTTTGCCGCCGTGCACTGATGAGACAGGCAAGAAAGGTAAAGAAATGAAAGAAATTGAACAGGTTAGAACAGAGTTAGAAAAGCGTAATGACCGTAGCGCGTGGGATAGGGGTGTAAATGATTATGCGCGTGAATTACTTGACAACGTAGAGGACGCAGCGCGCGGCGGGCAGCCGTTAGAAACAATACGCGAATGGAAAAAAGCCATGTTAAAAGGCGCGCAAGATTGGATAGAATACAGTTATGGCGGCTGCTCTCTTGTCTATAACGCCGATATTGCCATCCGCCTTTGCACTCCGTCCGAGTTAAGGCGTAAGCGTAACGGCGAATTAAACCCGAATAGGCGAGAAACGTGGCTGTATGTGCAAGTGCGGGCATTGCGTCAGGCACAAGCGCGAATTATATATATTTTGCGTTATAAGATGCGCATGGAGTATTGATCAGTCGAAACGGGCGTATGCCCGTCTGCACAGGGTTTGCCGCCGTGCACTGATGAGACAGGCAAGAAAGGTAAAGAAATGAAAAGAATAAACTGGGGCAAAATTGATGTTATCACCTATGATTTTAGGGGGATGAGCGCCGAAAGTCGAGCGGAGGTAATGAAAGCTAACGAAATACTAACAGAGTGCGAATATTGCGGAGATTACAGGAAAGCCGCATATATTCGCCGTCGCCTTAACGCAAAGAAAAATTATATTATGCAGTAAAGCAAACTTATTAAAAAATTAAGCTGCGCTAACGGCAATACGGGCGAAAGGTATAGAAAAATGAAGATTTACGGACGTACTATTTTCTTTTCGGACAGTGAGGGGCGCTTATTTTGTATAAAAGAAAAAATAAGTAAAGAAGTTTATTTTAGAGCGTATGATGAAATGCGTACAAGCGTTGATTTTATGGTGGTAACAGATAGAAGCACAAGCGGGTTTACAATAAAGAATAATAATTTTAGAATAATGTATTATAGCTATGAAATTTAGAAAGGTGGTGTAAAAATGATTTTTCGGGACATGTACAGAGTTATGCGCTGCAATATACTGCATGTTAAGGTTGGAAAGATAAAATACGAATACGGGATATTTGCAAAAGAGACAGAAAACAGACCATACATTACAGACTTATTTTTATGTGAGGTCGTAGAGGCTAAAGCTGTAGGCGAAGACGAATTTTATATAAAATTGAAAGGAAAGAAAAAATGTTCCCTTACGAATTGACATTTTCAATATTTTTTGTGTTCATGTGCCTTGTTATAATTGTATTTGCTTTGTTGGCAGAATACTTTTAATACAGAAAAATCTGTATAAATTTTTTGAAAAAATTTGTTAAAAGTATTGACAAATTGAAAAAAGTGTGTTATACTAAATATATCAAGGGGAGCGGATAACCCCATAAACCGCAGAAAGGCTATTATAAAATGGAAAAGTACATTACGAGGAAGGTAGAAACAACTACGGCAAAAGTCGCGCCCGTATATTGCGAGGGCGGCGAAATTAAGACAGGCACGGAATTTTTTGTAGCTGTAGACGGCAAGGCACGTGACGAGGAAATTATCAAGGCGGCGAGAAAGACTAATAAAAACGGCAATTTTGTTATTGTTAGCAAAGAGTCCGTTAGCGGGCTTTATCGTGCGCGGCTTGCTGACTTCCTTACTATTGCCGAAAAAATCGAAACTGAAAATAACTAAAAGAGAGGTAACTAAAAATGGAAAACACTACGGAAAAGAATCTTGTCGTATTTGACGAGGGCGAAAAGATGATTGCAGACCTGAACAGCGCTTCTAATTCGTGGACGTCGTTTAAGGCGGAAACACCTGAACAGAAAGCAGCACTTTTTGCGGTGATGAATAACCCCGACAAGCGTATTTCTGACTGCATTAACATGACGCTGTATATTAAGGATTTGTACGTTGAAAGTGTGCAGTGTACGAACCCTGACACGGGCGAAGTGAAGACGTGCCCGAGAATTGTTGCCATTGATAAGGACGGCGTCGGATATCAGGCTGTATCGCTGGGTGTGTATAGCGCTTTTCGTAAGCTGATTCAGATTTATGGTGCGCCTACGTGGGAACAGCCTATTCCGATTCGGGTTAGACAGATTACGCGCGGAACGCGCTCTATGCTCACTTTTGATATTGACGCAAAAGCAGCGAAGTAAAATATCAAGCGGGCGGCGAAAGTCGCCCGCTATTTTAATAAAAAGGAGATGTTTCACGTGAAACAATTTACAGAATTAAAAAACAGCCCTTACATTTGCGAAACTGAAAGCGGAGTGAAATTTGTGTTTTCAACTCGAATGCGAAAAGAACGTTTTGAAAAAACATATTTGCAAAATAGGAAAGAGATGATGATGCGGTTGTTTACTCGCTATGGTGTTAGATGCGTATGCAGTCTTGCAAGCGATATTAACACATATAGGCGTATAGAAACGAATGGTTTTTATGTTGTGCTACCCGATGGCGCGGTGCACACTATTGATTCATTGACTTTTAGGATGGTGAGAACATGAGCAAAATACGCTGGCGAGAAAAGGACGAAAGCGAAATAAATAAACTCGTCCGCGCATTTAATCGAAAAGCGAAAAGAGCAGCTAAAAAATATGGAAATGAAATACAGCCCGAAGCAATAAATTTGCGCGAACTGAAAAAAGTATTAAAAGAGGGCGACAGAAACTTATATAGGAAAACAAAAAGTAAATTGTCGTCCTATTTGGTTAGGGGTGCAGAAATGCCGTACACTACTAAAGCAGGTGTAAATATTACGTTATGGCAGAAGCGGGAAATTGATAGAGCATTCAAAAGCATAAACGCAAAGCGCCGTGCAGCAATGCGTAAATATGACCCGTCTATCTATAGAGGTACAATGCACGGCATACAAGATATGAATTTACAACCGCGCCGAAATACAGTGCAGGAAATTCAACCTAAAACGTTCAAAAAATTCGTTGAGAACCTTGAAAAGCAGTATTTAACAGAAGATAGAGCAAGACAGGCGCAGTATAAAGACAATTACCTTTTGGCATTAAAAAATGTGTTCGGCGAAAATTCTCCGCTTCTCGAAAAGGTTAGAGTGATTCCAGCGGATAAACTTGTCGAAATGTATTTTAAGTCGCCGTTTTTACAAATTGATTTTGTCTATGACCCTCTTGAAGCAAAACAAATTGAAAATCTAATATCTGAAAATTTGGAAAAAGAAAGTCAATAGATTATGATGTATTCAGCCGATTTTGAAACTACAACCAATTTAACAGACTGTCGTGTATGGGCATGGGCAGCTGTTGAAATTGGTAACATAAATAATATTCGGATGGGTACAAAGATTGATGAATTGTTGCAATTTTGCTATGACGAAAAAGAAACGCCTACTTTATATTTTCATAACTTAAAGTTTGACGGAGAATTCATTATCTACTGGCTTTTTCATAACGGCTATGAGCATGTCGAAAATAAAAAGCAATTAGATACTAAAAAATTTTGCACACTAATAAGTGACAAAGGGCAATTTTATAGTATAGAGATATGCTTTCTGAAGAATAAAAAAGTAAACAAGCGGGTTGTTATTTTGGATAGCTTGAAAGTATTGCCGTTTTCAGTGGCGCAAATAGCAAAGGCTTTTAATTTGCCTATGTCTAAACTTGAAATAGATTATAGCGCATATAGAAGCGAAGACCATGTTTTAACGGATGAAGAAAAGGAATATATTAAAAATGATGTCACAATAGTGGCAGAGGGGCTGCAAGCATTATTTTTGCAGAATCTTACTAAAATGACTACTGGCGCAAATGCGCTGCATAATTATAAAGATATCGTAGGTAAGAAAAATTTTGATAGGTATTTTCCCGTTCCGCCGTATGATGCAGATATAAGAAAGGCATATAAAGGTGGGTTTACTTATCTGAATCCAAAATACAAAGAAAAAGATGTAGGGACGGGCATAGTTCTTGATGTAAATAGTCTTTATCCGTCTGTTATGTATTATAATCGCTTGCCATACGGTGAGGGCATATATTTTAATGGTCAATATGAATTTGACGGGGTATATAATTTGTATGTGCAGCGGTTTAGTTGTCAATTTGAGTTAAAAGAAAACATGATACCGACTATTCAATTAAAAAATAATCTTGCTTTTGTGCCGACAGAATATGTAACAAGCAGCAATGGTGAGTATATTACATTAAGCCTGACAAGTATTGACCTTGAATTATTTTTTTCGCATTATGACGTATTTGATATTACATATATAGACGGCTGGAAATTTAAGAGTACAATGGGTTTGTTTTCGGAATATATTGATAAGTGGAACGCAGTAAAAGTGCAGGCTACTAAAGATAAAAACGGTAGTTTGCGTACTATTGCTAAACTAATGTTAAATAGCTTGTATGGAAAGTTTGCATTGAACCCAAAAGTACAAAGTAAATACCCATATTTAGGCGATGACGATATTATACATTATAGACTGGGAGAAATAGAAGATAGAAAGCCGATATATATTCCAGTCGGAGTTTTTATAACGGCATGGGCGCGTTATAAAACAATTACAAGCGCGCAAAAGGTTTACGATAGATTTATCTATGCTGATACCGATAGTTTACATTTAGAGGGAGAAGAAATTCCTAAAGATTTGGAAATTGACGCGACAAAATTAGGCGCATGGAAACATGAAAGCACTTTTACACGAGCAAGATTTTTAAGACAAAAATGTTATATTGAAGATATTGATAATAACTTAAAGATAACGTGCGCGGGAATGCCTGAAAATTGTTATCAATATGTTACATGGGATAATTTTCATACAGGCGCGTCTTATGCTGGAAAATTAAAAATAAATCATACGCAGGGCGGAATAGTTTTAAGTGAATCTCCGCACACGTTACGGTGATACAGAAATATCTGTATTAAAAATTTTTGAAAAAAGTATTGACAAAATGGAAAATGTATGTTATTATAATAGTAGAGGATAGAAGTTTAATTGTACAAGCCGATGCGGGGCAGCGGGTGAAAAATACCGCCGTTATCGGGATGGGGTTGCTCCTATTGCACGAACTTTTATTCCATCTAATAATTAAACGGGCGGTGGAGTACATGTTATTACGGTTAGTATTAAAAGGAAACACCGCCCACTTTTTATATTTATGATGTACTGGGATATAAATAAGTCAAAATCTTATAATTGCCTATTTAATTTTATTATAGGCGCGCGCGGCGTGGGCAAAACATACGGATGCAAAAAAGAGGTTATAAAAGACTTTTTAAAAAACGGCAATCAATTTGTTTATTTGCGCCGTTTCAAGCAGGAATTAAAAAAGATTGATAAATTCTTTGACGATATTAAAGGCGAGTTTCCTGATGTTGAATTTGCAGTAAAGCATAATAAATTATGTATCAACGGTGAAGAAGCTGGCACAGTTATAGCACTTTCTACAGCTAAAATAGAAAAGTCTACACCGTTTCCGAAAGTAAAAACTATTATATTTGATGAATTTATTCTTGATGCTGGTTATCATAAATATTTGCCCGACGAGGTTACAAATTTTCTTGAATGCTACTCTACCATAGCTCGAAACCGAAATGTGACCGTATATTTTATTTCAAACGCGCTAACAATTACTAATCCTTATTTTATATATTTTAATTTGCGTTTGCCGTATGGCAATAAGAGCATAATAGCAAAAGACGACATATTACTTGAAGTAGTAAAAGCCGAAGATTATGCTAAAGCTGTTAAGGAAACAAGATTTGCTCACATAATAGCAGGAACGCCGTATGCAAATTATGCTATTGATAATACATTTTTACGAGACGATAAAAACTTTGTGCAAAAGAAAACGGCGAACAGCAAATATTGTTTTACAATGGTTTATAAGGGCGAAAGTTATGGGGTTTGGATAGACTATAACGAGGGCTTACAATTTGTGTCTAAAGATACAGACCCGTCTAATAAAGCTATATACTGTTTGACAATGTCTGACCACAGCCCGAACACAATGTTATTAAAGGGGCATAAGAGCGTTCTTGTTGAGCAGTTTATAAAAAATTATAAAATCGGCGTTGTTAGATTTGAAAGTATAAATATTAAAAATATATGTGCTGAAATAATCAAAATGACGCTGTAGAAAGGGGGAAAAAATGGATGTAGGCGCTTTTACATCACTTATTTCAAGCGTAGGTTTTCCTATTGCATGTGTTATTGCTATGGGTTTCTATTTTGTGTGGGAGCGAAAACAGCGCATCGAGGAAAACAGAAGTAGAGATAATGTTATTAAAGATTTGACCACTACAGTAAATAATAACACTATCGCGCTTGAAAAGCTAATTGAAAGATTGGGGGCAAAGTAAAAATGATTTTTCCGTTTAATTGCGATAAAATCAAAGTTACTTCACCGTATGGCGAACGCGACTTTAACGGCAAAAATTTTCATTCGGGCTATGATATAGTCGGTATCGGCAGCAATGAAGTGACGGCAGTTTGTAACGGTAAAGTCGTTGTTTCAAGAATTATTACAGATAAATCTAATTTAACCTGGCAGTGGGGGAATTATATTTGTATTAAAGATTCTGTTACAGGGAATTTGCATTACTATTGCCATTTGAAAGAGCGCAAGGTCAAAAGAGGAGAAACAGTAAAAATTGGGCAGGTTATCGGCATTATGGGAAACACTGGCTATTCATTCGGTGCGCATTTGCACTTTGAGGTTCGTGTAGGAAATACGCCTATTTCACCGTTTACGGTATTGCATGTGCCGAATAAAATAGGGACTTATGAGAATACAGTAAAAGATGATATTGATACACTTGTTACAGCAAAAATTATTTCGAGTAAACAGTATTGGGAAAATCACGCAAACGATATTGAATATTTGCCTAATCTGCTATATAATATGGCTGAATATGTGAGGAATAATAAATGACGAGAGAAGAACTTACAGCAAAAATTACGCGCATTTCCGAACTAAGCGGAGATAATGCTGAAGTTATGGAAACTTTGCGTGAAATTCAAGATGGCTATGCAGAACCTGAATTTACCCGTGAACAAGTATATAATAACAACGGGGAAACATGGGAGCAAAGCTATAATAATATGGTAACAAAATACCGTGAAACATTTTTCGCTGGCGATAATAAGCCTAACAAAATTGAAGAAAAGGAAGTCGGCGAAGAAATTACATTTAATGACTTATTTAAGGAGGATTAAAAATGCCTAATATTCCGAAAAGTAAAACACTTATTTATGATGGCGTAAATATTCTCAACGCTATTAGAAACAATGCGTCTATGACATATCAAGAGCGCGTTCCCGTTGCGACGAGGGATAATATCGCCGAAACGGGCGCGGCTATTAACATGTATACGGCAACGCAGAATGAATTTTTGAACGCTCTTGTAAACCGTATTGCACGAGTTATTATTACTTCTAAACTTTATGAAAATCCGCTTCGCAGATTTAAGAAAGGTATTATGGAGTACGGTGAAACGGTCGAGGAAATTTTCGTAAACATTGCTAAAGCACATCCGTTTGACCCGATTGTTGCGGAAAAGACTGTTTTTCAGCGAGAAATTCCTGACGTCGCAGCCGCTTTCCATAGACTGAATTATAAGAATTTTTACAAGGCTACTATTTCTGATGAACAGCTTCGACAGGCGTTTCTTTCGGCAGAGGGTGTAACAGACCTTATCGCAAGAATCGTAGACAGCATGTATAGCGGCGCAGAATTTGACGAGTTTCTTTGCATGAAGAATCTTATTGAAGACGCTGCAAAGAACGGCAGATTCTACCCTGTTACGATTCCCGAAGTTACGGCTGATAATGCAAAGTCTATTGTAACTACGATTAAGGGTATTAGCAATAAAATTGAGTTTATGAACAATAAATATAACTCCATGGGCGTTGCTAACTTTACTAAAAAGCCTAATCAAATTCTTATCATTGATGCGGCGTTTGACGCACAGATTGACGTCGAGGTTCTTGCTTCTGCGTTCAATATGGATAAAGCAGAGTTTATGGGGCAGCGTGTACTGATTGATGACTTTGGCGCGCTTACTGGCGCGGTTGCAGCACTTGTAGACGCTGATTGGTTTATGGTATTCGATAACATGTTGAAATTCACGGAGATTTACAACAGTGAGGGGCTTTACTGGAACTATTTCTATCATAAGTGGAGCACTTTCTCTACTTCTCCGTTCGCTAATGCGGTTCTGTTTACGACTGATACGAATACTGTAACAGGCGTAACTGTAACGCCGAATAAGGCAACGGTAGCAAAGGGCGGAGTACAGCAGTTTGCGGCGGTTGTTGCTGGGAGCGGCAGCGTTATCCCGCAGGGCGTTGTATGGACGATTACAGGAACGGAAACGCCGAAGTCGCAGATTGACTGGACGGGCAAGTTGCTTGTAGCGCCCGACGAGCCTAATACTGCACTTACTGTTACTGCTACTTCTGTATATGACGGTAGCAAGGCTGGCACAGCTACGGTTACAGTAGAATAAGTTAAAATTATATGCGGGCTGGCAACAGCCCGCTATAATAGAAAGGTTAAAATCTATGACAGATTATAGACCCGAAACAAAAGCATTTTTAATAGCAGATTATAGACCCGAAACAAAAGTATTTTTATGTGAACAAGTGCCGCTTGATGATACATACACCGCCACTTTGGATTTTGCAGATAAAGCTGCACAAGCCGCATATTTTACTACTAAAGCTACCCATAAATACACCGATCTATCGTACCAAAGAGTTAACAACTCTATTGCAAATCCTCGCGGGGCATTAACATGCCGTGTTCCAGATTTAGCTGATAAATTGTATAATTGTAATTACATGATGTTTCAGAATAATAACTTCGGTACAAAATGGTTTTATGCTTTCATTAAACAGGTGAATTATATTAGCCCCGAATGTACAGAAATTGTTTATGAAATAGATGTTATACAAACATGGCTATTTGATTTTGACGTTAAAGTATGTTATGTTGAACGGGAGCATAGCGCCACAGATAACGCTTTCGAAAATATTCTACCTGAACCTGTAGATATTACAGAATTTACGCAAGTACAAAAATATGAGACAAGTTTAGGGGACGATAGAAGAAATATTGTTTACACTCTTATTGCAACAAAATCCCCGACAGGAGACGCTCCGAATATTGTTGATATAGGCGGTATATTAAGTGGTTTATATGTTACGTCTGCTTTTGATGCTGCTACAATATCACAGACTTATGGGCAATATCAAGACCCAGCAGATGTTATCGCTATATATGCTTCGCGCACTATGACTAACGATAACAAAGGAGACACTTACCCTACATCGGCTACAATAGATACAGGTCTCCCGACTACAATTATACCAAATTATGAACCTATAAATAATAAAATTTATAATTCACAATTTAATTTTTTCAAATGTGTTACTGGTAGCGGAAACGAATTAAATCTTCTGCCTGAAAAAATAAATGTAGGGAATCTAAAATTTGAGTGGTATCAAGCTGGAAGTATTCCACCATCTTCTACGTTCGTGCCGTATTATGAAAGTCCAACAGGAGTTACACCGACAGAAGAAAATTGGAATTTTGCGCTTATAGAAGATCAAGTTATAATGTGTTCATGGTCGCAAGATTCTTTTAATAGCTGGTGGGCGCAAAATGGGGGTTCAGCGACTATAAGCTCTATTTCTTCTGTAGCTAAACTTATATTCGGTATATCGGGGTTAGCAGCTGCTCCTGCAACAGGCGGTGCTTCTTTAGCTGCAACAGCTTCTGCTATTAGCGGCGGAATAGGTGTATTAAAAACTGGCGCGTCTATTTATGATGCTTCAAATGCACCTGACACTCCGTCAAACGGAATAGGTAGCACAGGCACATCGTTTTTTGCTAACAACAGACCCGCTTTAACTGTTTATGAAATGCGCGCCGATATAGATTCTTTGAAAAGAGCCGACGACTTTATGACAAAATTCGGTTATACTACGAATAAGATAAAAGTGCCGAATAGAAAAAGCAGAACTCGCTTTAATTATATAAAGGTGCAACAGCCTATAGTCTTAGGTTCTGTACCTGTTGAAGCAATGGTTTCTTTTAAGGCGGCACTAACACGCGGTATAACTTTTTGGCATGATACAGATATCGGAAACTATGCAACAGCTAACGAAACTACAGGAATAATAGGGTGGTAAAAATGTTAAAAAAGATTATAAATTATATTTTTTACGCATTTTGTTATAAGGATATTTTTAGGTGGTGATTATAAATGCCTTTAGTCGTAGAAAATATTCTTAACGCAAAACCATGTGTGCGCAATATAAATTCTGACAGGCTAAACCGAAATACTTTTATTGATTATTTTAACCGCCTGTTTGAACTCGCTATCAATATGTTTAAGTGGGAGAATTTGCCTGACACTGTAGATGAACGTTTCCTTGAACTTGCTCTTTGTGAAAAGGGTTATTGCCTTTATTTCAATGATGAAATTATGGGCAACCTTGCGCTAACATGTATGATTGGCGGAGAACTTGATGTTTATCGCATTCCCACACGGAGAATAGCTTTTGCAGTAAATGGCTATCAAGCCGAACGCACAAATAAAGATAGCGTACTTATTTACAATAACTATTTGCATACTCCAACCATTCGGACAATATCTCTTTATGCAGAGCGACTTACTGCAATTGAGCGCACTATTGACTTAAATGTAAATGCGCAAAAAACACCAATTGCCCTTTTGACGGACGAAAAGCAAAAGCGCACAATCGAAGAAATTTACCGCAAATATGAGGGAAACGCGCCTGTTATTATCGGCGCAAAGAACCTTGATTTAGATAGTGTTAAAGCGCTGATAACAGGAGCACCTTATGTGGCAGATAAACTTAACATTCTAAAGCGGCAAATTTGGAATGAAGCCTTAACCTTTTTCGGCATTGAAAATGCTAATACTGAAAAGCGTGAACGACTTGTTTCAGATGAAATTACATCTAATTTGGGCGGTGTACAGGCGCAGCGCTATGTTATGTTAAATGCGCGAGAGCAAGCAGCAGATAAAATTAACCGCATGTTCGGCACTAATATTAGTGTTAAATTCAGACATGATATTTTAGGGTTAGAGGGGGTAAACGAAGATGGCAGTTTATACGGTAGAATTGGGAACACTGGTGAAGCGGGGCTACCCTATAGCGCTGAATAACTATCCCATTTTTGATGAGGGTCATAGAGCAATCCTAAATAATAAAATTATTAGGCATTACTACTTCCGTGAAATTTGCTGCGATTCGCCCGAACGGTTTAATTTTTATCTTGAAACTAAAATGGATGAAATTATGCCGTATTATAATCAGCTTTATAAAAGTGAACTGCTTGAATATAATCCGCTTGCAACAGAATTTTATAGCGAAACAAATTCTTTGTCGAAAGAAGCAAAGAAAGCTGTCGAAAATTATATTAAGAAAATCGCCGAAGAATCTACGGGAGATAATTACAGCGGAAGTAAACGCGAGAATCTTAACGAAGACACTAAACGCGATGCAAGCGGAACAGAAACTAATAAAGCTACAAGAACCGACAAGTTAAAAGAAGTTGCAGTAACGGCTGAAACCAATTCAAATACACGAACTGATGATTTAACAGAAGCTGTAGAAACTACAAGCGGAAGTACCAAAAATTCCGATGCCGTAAATGATAGCACCACCACTAACGCCCTTAAAACTACAAATAGTAGCGAAAATAGCGGAAGTGGAACTAGTAAAACAAGCGGTAATAAAGTAACTGGTTTTAGCGATATTCCGCAAGCGGGCTATGAAACCACTGTTACAGAAAATGCTGACGGAAGTGTAACTACTACTTCAAAGGGGTACTTAACAACACGCACCACCGAAAGCACAAATGAACAAAACGCCACCACCACTAAAGAAACTGGTAAGGCTACTACCGATAATACAGGCACGGTTACAGTAAAATCGGAACTGAAACAGAAAGATGAAATTACCGAAACTAATTCATCCACAAAAACAAATACTGGCACTGTAGAAAATGCTGGAAGTGTAGATAAAACTGTAACTAAAGATAATACGGGCACTCAAAATAATGATAGTGACGGTACTACGACAGAAACAGAAACAGGTTCTAAAACTAATAAAAATAATATCTATGAAGACACGCAAAGAAATATTTATGTTTCTTCTAAAAATGTTGGCGAAAATGCCGAGCAGGAAAAACGCCACGAAAAAGAAAACGGCGAATTATTTGCCGAGGGCAGACGAGGTATTTCACCCGCTGACCTTATAAGAAAATACCGTGAAATTATTCAAAATGTCGATATGATGATTATCGACGAATTAAATGATTTATTTATGGGGGTTTTTTAATATGAAACACAGAGAGTTTCCGCCTTATATTCCTACTGATGAATGCAAATGCAAGCCTGCACACTATGACCCGCCTTGCTGCGCGCCGTGCGGAATGACAACGGAAGAACAGATTATGCGCCTGAATGATAAAGTGGATTGCATGACTGCGACATATAATCAAGTTATGAGCGAATGCTATAAAACGCTGCATAATCTTGAAGAAGCCGCAGAAGAAAACGGTGCTTATTATGGCGATGAGGAAGTTTGGACTGAGCAGGGATATTATGCTGACGAAAGTGCTACTTATACTCTGACGCACAAAGCAGTCGTAGATAGACACGGCGCACCTATTAGAATTGGTCTGCACCTTGCCTATGACAATACGACTAACAGCAAAATTGAACAGGATATGTTCAGCGCTTCTAAAGTGCTTTATGCAGACAAAATTCTTGTGGCGCAGCCTAAAACAGAAAATGGCTGGTACGGAAATGTTATCTATAGGGGAGCACCTATTGCCACCCATAATGACGGCACTCTTTATACTGTCGGTTTTACTAAAGCTGGCGTTATGCGTGTCTATCAAAATGGCATTGACAAAGAACAAATGCTGCGTGATACAATCGAGAATGCAATGGGCTGTTCGGGCGTTCTTATACTTAACGGACAGCTTACCGACGATAGCTATAGGGCAAATATTCCCAATGCTACTGAACAGGTTGCGCGTGTTGTTATCGGACAGAACAGTGATACGCGCGAGGTTATTTTCCTGACGTGCGGAAATGAAAATAATGTAAACCATAAGGGAATGACTTCTAAAGCATGCGCACAAATTCTTCTGCAATATGGCTGTGATATTGCCGTCGAACTTTGCGAAGCAGACAGTGCGGGCGCTATGGATAAAGGGCAGTTTATGTTCGTGCCTGATAACAATGAAGTGCCTACTGCTTATTGCTACTGGTACATTAGCCGCAGATGTTTCTATAAGAATGACTATACGCGCGAAGTGGCAGAACTTATGCAGAATTACGGGCAGGTCATTTGGGAAAATTTTCTGACGGGCGGCAAGCTGGACGACACGATTGCAAAGCTGAACAAGGAAATTGCAGACCGTATTGCCGCCGATAATGAACTGCAAGAAAACATCAATGCCGAAGCTGACACACGCGCAGAGAATGATACGGTTCTGCAAGAAAATATCAATGCCGAAATTACACGCGCTACCGCGGCAGAAAAAACTTTACAGACAAATATCGACAATGAAAAGAAGCGCGCGCAGGCTGCTGAACAGAATCTTGAAGATACTAAGGTAAACCGCGCTGGCGATACTATGACGGGCAGCTTGACACTACCTGCCGATGCTTCTGTAAATATCGGAGCAAATGTAGAACTTAACGGAAATGGTCTAAATTCCAAAAATCAAGTTATGCAGCTTGTCTCTAATATGGGAATTAAGGTAAGCGGCGATAATGGCGTAGCTGTTGCTGTTACTAATATTGCTAACGGAAGTGCGCCTACTGATGCCGTAAACAAAAAACAGCTTGATGCAGAAGTAACAAGAGCGACTACAGCGGAAGATACAGAAATGAAGCGCGCACAGGCAGCCGAACAACAGCTTCAGACTAATATTGATGCAGAACAGCATGCACGTGAAAATGCCGATACGGCACTGCATAATGATATCGTGACAGAACAGGGCGAACGTGCGGCAGAAGACGCTGATTTGCTGGCGGCTATTAACAAGGAAAAAGAAGACAGAGCAGCAGCGGACACAACTTTACAGGCGAATATCAACACTGAAAAATCCGAAAGAACAGCAGCAGATAATAAAACAAATGAACGCATTGATGCCATTGTGGCTGGAACTTCAAATATTCCTTATCTTTCTACGGAAAAGGGCGGTAGTGTAAAGGGTGCTATTATTGTTTCTAACGGCGAAAATGGACTGCTTTCTCTTGATGGAAGCGGCAAAAGCAACAACACTCCTGAAATTAACAGCACCGGCAATAGCGTAACTATTAGTGTAGCTAATGGTGATGTTATTATAAAAAATGAAGCCGAAACAGATGGCAAGGGAACGATTACAAATCTAAAAGCGCCTACCCGTGATACTGATGCGGCAAATAAAGCCTATGTTGATGAACATACAGGCGGAGGAAGCGGAGACGTAACAGCGGCTGGCGAAAATACTTTTACAGGACATAATGTATTTACAGGCGATACATCTTTTGGACCCGATGAAATAAATACTTTTTCGGGAGATGGAGTAGTACAAATTATGGGTCAATTGACTGTTGGAGATGTTCAATCCAATGGTTCCATTGATTTTTCAACGGGGATACTCAATGTAAACGACCCGACTAGTGATAACGAAGCAGTTAACTTACATTATCTAAAAGATAATTATATTGAAAAGAGCACGCTTACATTTGAAACATGGACTTTTACTTTAGCGGACGGCTCTACTGTAACGAAAAAAATCGCTATCCAATCTGTCTAAATAGAAGGGAAGAATAAGATGAATTTTACTGACGTTAAATTTATAAAAATTGGCACTAATAATGTTACTAAAATAGTCGATTCTTCAAATAATATTTTATGGTCACAAGAAATTACATTTAATATTATTTCAAATGATGCTGATTTTAACGAATATATAGACGCAAGTAAACCTGCAACAATTAAAGATACCATAAAAGCAAAATTGGGCAGTAAAATAGAAGACATTGCTTCACAAAGCAGCATTCTATCTGCAATGAATGTAGACCCTACTAACCATTGCTATGAAAAAGAAGATACAATTAACGGAGTTAGAACTATTTTTACTGTAGGCGGCGGCACAAATATAGACAACCCTTATGAAACTGCCTTAAAGTCTACTGACATTATAGATCAAAGTTTTATAACTGCTTCTTTAGAAGTCGTAGCTGCGACATAATAAAATTTATCTAAACTGACTCATAGTAATACAAAATAGGCGGAATAAACCC